TGTTTTATCTAAATTTGCATCAGCGAAGTCGTAAACAGCCTTTACAGGGTTAGGTACATACACAACCTCTACATTCTTATCAAAATATCTTGAGTATATCTTCCATATTTGTTCAGACTGCTCAGGTGTAATACCTTCACGCTCCTTACCACCAATAAATACGACACCTCTATCAGCATCATCAAGCAAATACCTTAAAGCATTAAAGTGACCCTTTGTAGGCGGTTTAAATCCACCGGGAAGCAGAGCGATTCGCTCAACTCTTGTCTCCATATCTTCAAAATATTCTATAAATGTCCTCATGACCCGGGTTTATCTTTTTGAAAGTTAGCTGAACTAAAATCTAATCTGTTAACAAGCTTAACAGCATTACCATCTCTATCAACCGCTACATATCCCTCTGGAGAAGTAACTCTCAACTTACCTTCACCCTCGTCGATAAAGTGTTTAGTGTTATAAACAGCATTATTGTACTTGTTAATAAAGATTTGCTTAGCCTGTGATAATAAACTACTAACCTTAAACAGATTAACTATGTCATCCTTTTGAGCTTGGAACTGAGCTGTTTTTTGCTTAAGAGTTTCTTCTAATCTTTGCTTTCCACGCTTAGATTTTCTCTTATCAACCTCTTTATTAATTCTAGTAGTATACCATTCAATAAAGTTTCTATAAGACTCTTCTGGATCATTTAAGAACTTACCTTCTCGAATCTCCGTATTAATATAAGGGTTGAGAAGATCAGAAGGTAAGTCCTTGTAATCTATTTTGATTGAATCAGCGGTTTTTATTAAGTCTCTAACCTGCTTTACTTCATCTTTTGTTAAATTTACAACGCCTGTATCGTCTTTAAAGTAGGCATCATCAAACCAAACACCTGGAACCTGCTTCAACCGGTTAACTTTAGCACCAAACGCCGCCGGGCTGTCTAAATCGTTATATTCTGTATGGAATATGATACCAAACACGGAGTTAGCTATCTTTTTACCTAGATCTGAATTAGCCTCTACTGCATATTTGATCGTATTAGGTTGAAATGTGTAATGAACTACACCATCTATGTTCTCTTTCTTAACCGATGAAGAATCAAACATAAAATCACCCTGCATTATGTTCTTAATACCTAACTTAGGTAGATATTTTAAAGCCTTCTTAAGTTTATCCGCTAAACCAGGGGCATGCCCGTGATTAACTTCAACATCTTGGTCATTATAGTTAATTTTAGGCTCTTTATTAAAGACAGCCTTAGTACCAACAAAGAATTTACCGGTATCAGGGTGCTTCCCAGCAAAGATAGCAGGGGCTCCATCCCACTTTACTGTAGTACCGATCTTTCTCTTGCTCTTTCCTTGTAAATGACCAAGTAAATTAGTTAAAAAGCCTCTAGCCTGGTCGTAACCGCCCTTACCTCTTGTAAGAATCAGTTCTTCTAAGTGTGTAAGGTGTGTATTCGCCTTAGCTTCCTCGATTAACTCTAAGTAATGTTCGAAATATAGTTTAAAGTTCTTCATCATCCGATTTTGGGGTAAAAGTCAATATAATTTTCTCTAGTACCGGAACCAGATCTAATAATATTAATATTAAGTTTTTTCTGAGGGACATTTACAAAGTCCTCCCCCGTTGATACTACCGCTACCCCGGGCACTGCAGTTGACGTGTTAATACCTATTAATTTATCCCACTCCCCCGTTGTACCTCTTTTAGTATTCTTATACCAATCAAAACTTTGCTTAATCACCTCTTTATTAATCTTATCGAAATTAAGTGGTGTAGTTTCAAATAAACTCGCTATTGAACCTGCATGCGATTCATCTAAAATAGCTGAAAACACTTTATAAGCTAATTCCTTAAAATTAATATCAGGTGTTGTTTTAGCTTTTTCGTTTAACAGCTTAATAAAGTTTTCTATATTTAACACTTGCTGACCTAAATCAAAGGGACCTATATATGACTCAATTAAATCCTTCATTTTCTTAGGATCTGGGCCTGCCTTATCGCTTATGCGCCCTCCATTTAACTTTAACTCATACAACTCACCATTAATATCAATATCCCCCTTTGTGGAGAGATTAATCTCCGGGGACATTAAGCCCAACGCGACCTCACCGGGACCTTTCTGCAGATCACCTGAACCAACGTTGCGTAATAGATTAAAAGCAACTAGTGATTCATCTGAAGTAAATATATCGCGTATTTTATAATTACCAGGTGTTATTAATTTTTTAACATCTACAGCTTTACCGGTCTGTATGTCTCTTAAAATGCTTTCTAATTGATCACCGGTAAGCTCACCACTCTTTAGTAATATATTGTATGCCTGGTCCTTATATTTCTCACTATCACCGTGTAAGGCACTCTTCGCCAACCCGGCAAAATTCTTACTATCTAACATTTTTTTAATCTTCTGTTTATCTGCATCAGATAAAAGATTAAAACTCTCTATGTCTTGTTTATCTAACGTTAACCTGGCCCCAACTTCGACGTCGTATTTACCCGAGTCTTGATCTTGCTGTGTTACCGTAACTTCTTCACCTTTACGTTTACCGCCGGTGAGTTGTCTAAACAATTGCTGCTGGTCATCTTCGCCCAGCACATCTAGATGCTTACGCGGTGGAATATTACCACGTACCCGCTTTTTATAAACGTCTTCTAGTGACCATTGCATGATTAGTGTGCGTCTACAGTTTCAAGTTCTTGTTCAACAGTCTCGTCAGAGAATTCAACTAACCTTTCTATTGTTTCAATAACCTTTCTAGGCTGTGTCCTCCCAAACTCTTTGTTGACCTGTGCAGCAATGTTTATATCTTGCATATTAGGTGCATATATAAAGGCATTAGTCAACAGCTCAGCAACATATATTTCACCTTCTGGAGAAATGCCTGTTGGCGCTGGGGGAATATCTGCAACATCAGTAGCATCCGCTTCGACATCGACGTTAACGTCAACCTCCTCTACTTCATCCTGCTCAGAATAAAGCTCTTTATATTGTTCAAATAGTTTTAATGTTTTCATAATTATTGTTCTGTGGGTTCTGTGGCTTTATCTCTTATTGCTTGTTTTAACTCTTCTGTCTTCTTTTGAAAAACTGATACAGCGTCTTTTGCTACTCTCTGTCTTTCCTTTACAGCTTTTTTAGCGCCTCTAGCACCGGAAAACATACCACCTTGATTTGCTAATCTGTTAACCTCTCTATCAACATCATATTTCTCAGGCCCGGTTTGAATTTCTTGATCTTCCACAGGAATGGATGGAGCATGCTCCTCCTTAAAGCTATCAAAAATCTCAAATGGACTACCCACTCCAAACAGTGCAAAAGAATCGATCAACTCACCATTAACATCTTTTAACTCTACAGTGTATTTGTCCTCACCTGGTCGATTCTCTTCTAACAGTTTAAGAAACTTATTCATGTATATATTTATGGAAGTAGTGAGAGTTTTATATTCACATTAGCAAGAAACTCTTTCTCTAAGTGCTTTAGATCATATCTTTTAAGAAAGTTCCGAAAGTTTCTAAAAGACAATTGAGCCTCAGTAGGGCTTTTCCATACTTCATAGTCCTGTCCTTCAATAAATTCCCTAAATCCTACCTCATCATACTTAATTATACTCGGCAGCGTGTTAAAAATACGCCTTACAAGCTGATGTTCAATGACTTTTTTATCCACCTTGTAATAAAACAGCTTTTTATGCTCTTTATCTATTTTAACAGCATGTATTATCTGTTTTAGTATAAAATGAATACCAAGCTTGTTTTTATCATGTCGATTTAACCTTAAATCGTTTTCAACGAGGTGATAATTATACTCATTAAAGGATTTAGTTAAGAAATAATTAAGATTCATTATAGTCTTATGAATCTTCGGCACATAGAGATGGCTACTTTCGTCGTTTACCGATTCTAAGGTTGATGATTCCATTATAGTAGTCATCTCTTAACAATACTTCTTCTTTAAATTGTAATCTAGCTTCGTAATAACTCAACTCCCACTTAGAATCACACCATCTAAGGATTTCGAACTTAAAATTACCTTTACCGAGTACACTTATATGCTCATTAAGCTGATTTGACGAAGAAGTGTACCCCTTCCAGTCAGTTTCGACTTCATACCGTCGTTTATTCTTCTTTCCCTTTAAAGGCGGTCGCTTTCTAATACACTTACACTGCTTTTTACCAATATACTTCTTATCATTAGTAAGATTTGTTATCTTATAAATGAAACCGTAAGGTAAGTCCGTCCCTTCCTCGAGGATCCCCTCCCAATGTCCTAAATCACTCACTCTATCCAAATACGCTTAACCACTCATCCGGTACTTTTGATAAATCTAATACCTTAGCCTGTATATTATCGTCTCCTAGTTCAACAGCTTTATGTAATCTATGATTACCATCTAATATCATATCATATTTACCACTATTCTTTGTAATAATAATAGGATACTTCAAATCAGCTTTCATAGCCCTATCATATGTAGACTTTACTTGCTCCGGAGTCTTATTAGGCTTGTGTCGTGTATGTATGTCTAAATGAGCGACACCCTCTACTGGGATAGAGATAACAGGCGATTCTAATTCCGCTAGCTTACTCTCTACATCCTGCATCGTGATGGTAAGCTTACCATCAGACCATGTGGTATCTTCGTACCCCGGGTGAGTATCCTCTTCTCCCTCTTCGCCAGTTAAAAACACCCCATCTATACCATCAGTTTCTTTCTTTTTCTTCTTTTTCTTACCAGTAGAACCTTTACGTGTTTGAACCTTACCCTTACCCAACACTTTAGGCACTCTTGCATCACCTGGTGCGTATGTATCGCCGGAGTCAATAGTATCAGGTGGACTATAGACTGCATGTCCAGATGGGCCGTCACCAAATACACCACCAGCACCAGCTGTCATCGACTCTTTTAACATCTTAAAAAATAACTGTTCAAATCTACCACTTGATTCCATTGTAACTATATTTATAATAGTATTGTGGAATTGCTAAAGAAGTATATGGAAGACATTGGGCAAGATCTTGTACTAAATGATCTCAACCTTAAAGAACAACAGCAAAGACTACCTGCTCGTAAGCATTTTTGGGTAGGAAGACTAATAGAAGCTAAGATTAAACGCAATAAGTTTTTTGCGCAAAAGAGTAAGCTTAAAAAAGACCTAGTTAAAAAGGTAATTACCGATTCGCCTGTACGCATCAATCAAGCTTCCGCGGAATCCGCTGCTGAAAAGTATGAATCTGTGGTTAAGCTTAATAATAGCATAAAAGAACAAGATACTATTATAGAATATCTCGAAAAGGTGGAAAAGATTCTTGGTAACATGCATTGGGAAATTAAAAATGTTATCGATATGAATAAAATGGAGCAGTATTAATGCTAACTTTTGACTATAACCCGGGGACGCGCAAGCTTTTACTAAAAACAGAAGATCTAGATCTGTTTAATCGTATAAGAAAACATTTTAGCATTATTAATGATGCAGCTCGATTCGGTAGACGGTATGGTCGTTACATACCTCAAAGAAAATACGCTATTACTACAGCAGGCGCGTGTGAAATAGGTTTGTATTGGGAGATTAAGAAGTTTTTAGGTAAAGAAGAAACAACAATAACCGATAAATTACAAAAAGTATTAAAAGTCGGTAGAGATATAGATCTTTATAAGGATTTTGCGTTTGATTTAAGAGAGTATCAAGAGGATGTTGTTAAAAAAGCACTTAAGCTTGGTAGAGGTACATGTGTCTTAGGTACAGGAGCAGGTAAAACCTTTGCAACGGCCGCCTTAGTTGAAAACTACTTTAGAAGTAGTAAAGATAAAGACACATTTAAGTGTATTGTGCTTGTACCTGACTTAGGCCTAGTGACACAAACATACGACGAGTTCTTAAATTGCGGTACAACCTTTAAAATAACTAAATGGACAGGTAAAACTAAACCTGACCTTACTGCTAATGTTATTATTTGTAATATTGGCATTGTTCAGAGCCGGTTTGAGCAGAATGATTGGTTAAAACATATTGATCTACTTATTGTTGATGAGTGTCATAAGATAAAAGCATCAAATAAGATTAGCAAAATAGTATCTAGGATAAGAACACCTAACAAATATGGGTTTACTGGTACATTACCGGAAAATAATTTAGATAAATGGTCGATTATAGGTAAATTAGGACCAGTTATATATGAAAAAACGAGTTATGAGTTAAGATTGGAGGATTATCTCGCAAATGTTAACGTAAAGATACTAAACTTAGAGTATAATACACCTCCGAGATACCTTTCCGATAACGCCTATAGGGAAGAGTTAGATTTTATATATGAAAACCACTTTAGAAGTGACCTTATTACTAAATTATGTGAAAAGCTCGAAAATAATACACTTATATTAGTAAATCACCTTAAACATGGCCATTACTTAACAGATTACCTCTGTACTATACCCGATAAGCGCATTTACTTTATTAGAGGTGAGGTAGATGTTGAAGAACGTGATGAAATTAAGAAAATAATGGAAAACAACACAAATGTAATATGTGTTGCTATGAGCTCAATTTTTTCGACCGGAATTAACATTAAAAACCTGCATAACATTATTTTGGCATCCGGAGGCAAGTCTTTTGTACGGACCGTACAGTCGATTGGGAGAGGGTTACGAAAACATAGCCTAAAGTCAAAGCTAATTATATTTGATATTTGTGATAGATTGAGATACGGTATAAGACACTGCGAAAAGCGTAAAGAAATTTATGATATTGAGAAGATAAAGTATAGTGAAACTAATATTGTTGAAAAATAGCAATATTATATTATAATAAAACAAATGGCCGCAAAAGAGAAAAAAGAGAAAAAACCATATTATATTGAACCTAAAGTCTTTAAAGCATCGTTACAAAAGTACTATGACACTGATATTCTTACTGACGACTTAGCAGAAAACATTAAAAAAATTGCTTATGGTCTAAGTTACAACGCATCATTTATCAACTATACCTATAAAGACGATATGATTGGTGATGCTCTTATTAAAATGTATTCTGCACTAAAATATAAAAAATTTGACTTTTCAAAAGCTACAAATCCCTTTTCCTACTTTACAACTATTGCATATCATGCGTTTATTAACAGAATTAAGAAAGAGAAAAAGCATCATGAAGCCGTTACAAAGTATAGAGAGCGTGTATATGAAGATTATATGTCCAACCCGGATAATACACATGGACATGTTTACGTAAAACCAGCAGACGAAGAAAATTCTTTTGAAGATTAGTAAACCCAGAGTTGCTATTTTTTCAGATCTTCACCTAGGAGTCCATACAAACAGTTCTAATTGGCATAATTATGCTGTAGAGTGGGCTCACTGGTTTAAAGAAGAGTGTAAACGGAAAAATATCAAAGATCTTATCTTTTGTGGTGATTGGCATCATAACAGAAGTGAGATATCAGTTAACACACTACAAATATCTGCAGATATATTAGATATTTTGTGTGATTTTAATATTATTGCTATTACTGGTAATCATGATATTTACTATAAACATAGAACTGATGTTAATTCATTATCAATATTTAAGAAACGCAAAAATGTCACTATATTAGACACTTTTGACACGATCGAAGCCTTTGATCGTACTATTACCTTCTGCCCCTGGAACACAAACATAAAAGAAGTACCTGAAAGCGATGTTATCTTTGGCCATTTTGAGATAGAAACTTTCAAAATGAACTCTTATAGGGTTTGTGAGGAGGGGTTTAAGGTTAAGGACCTACTTAAAAAGAGCCCACTAATAATATCTGGTCACTTTCATACAAGACACGAAAAAAAGTTTGGGAGAGGTACAATACTGTATGTAGGTAACCCGTTTCAGATGGATTTTGGTGATACAGACAATCAAAAAGGGTATTACATCTTAGATTTTGATACTCTAGAGTATAACTTTACACCCAACAACATCTCACCTTCATATAAAAAGATCTCGCTTGGTGAGTTAGTAAGGGAAGGCTCTATTACTAAAAATATTATAGATAGTTTCGCTGGTAATATTACACGCTTAAAGGTTGATATGAATATTTCACAAGTAGATATGGACCTACTACTTAAAAAATTAACCTTACTTAAGCCTGAAGCCCTAACCATTGATTACGACATAAATTTTAATCGATTACTTGATGATACAGAAAATAAAGAAGACTTATCAGGTATAGATATACCTCAAGCGATAGAAGAATTTGTAAATCTTCTTGAAATTAAGAATAAAAAAGAGATAATAAAATACACTCTTGGTTTATATGAAAAAAGTAAACTTTAAGAAACTCAGCATAATAAATTTTTTATCTGTAGGTGAAGATCCTGTTACAATAGAGTTCAGTAAGGGTCTTCATGTTATTACGGGTAAAAATAAAGATAAACCTGACCGTAGAAACGCTATTGGTAAAAGTACCATAGCTGATGCTTTGTATTTTGCTATATTTGGTGAGACATTACGTGAGCTCAAAAAAGATCTTATACCTAATAATCTTACAAACGGTAAAACACATATTGAGTTAGATTTTGAGCTCGATTCCTCCAAAGGTAAGAACAACTATAAAATAATTCGCACACTGTCACCGTCAAAGGTTCTTATTTTTAAGGATGGTGTTGATAGAACAAGAGATAGTATTAAGAATACCACCGCGTATATTAATCGTGTATTAAGTGCCTCACCATCAATTTTTCAAAACTGTGTTATTATGACAGTTAACAATGCTGTTCCTTTTATGGCTAAAAATAAAATCGAAAAACGAAAGTTTATTGAAGATATTTTTGGTATGGAAATCTTCAGTATAATGCTTACATCTTTACGTAATGAATATAATGAGATATCACGCGATCATGACACGCAGTTAACTAAATTGGAAGAAATAGAAAAGGCCTATAAGAACTATGAAGACCAAAAACAAAGGATCCTCCAAACAAGAAAAGAAAAGAAAGAAAAATATCTCACGCGTCAAGAAAATAATACCAAAGAAAAAGAAGATCTTAAAAAGGAACTTACATGCATACAAGAAGTAAATATCAATAAGGTTCAAACGCAGATAGTTGCTTTAGAAGAGGCTGCTCAAGATCAAGATGTAAGGATTGAAACAAATTTAGAGGCAGTGGCTCGTAATAAAGCATTAGCATCTACAAGAAAAGAAAATTATAAGAAAATGGGTACGGATGAAGAGAAATGCCCGGTATGTCTTCGTAGTGTGGAAGAGCATGACGCTGATCATATAGCTAAAGAAAAAGAAAAGCTTAAAGAAAGTATTCATGAAGCAATAGAAGATATTAAGAATTATTCTGATGGTCTAAAGGAATTAAAAATAAGAAAGGAAAGATTTTTAAAAGCAATAAATGAATGTCAAAATAAATTATCTGAAGCTAGACTACAAGAGCAAAATAAAAAGAATATTACACGACGTATAGCTCAACTAGATGAGTGGCAAAAGGAACTTAAAGACGATTTAGAGGTTATTGAATCTACTGAAACTGATTTTGATTCGTTAATAGTTGAGACAAAACAACGCGTTGATAGCCTAGAAAAGAAAGTAAAGAAGTTTAGAGATGAATTAGCTAGGTTAGATATTGTAAAGTATGTTGTTTCAGAAGAAGGTGTAAAGTCTTATATTGTAAACAAGTTATTGGACCTTTTAAATAGTAAATTGCTACATTATCTTAAACGCTTAGACTCTAACTCAATTTGTATCTTTAATGAATATTTTGAAGAAGAAATTTTAAACGAAAAAAATAAAGTTTGTTCCTATTTTAACTTTTCTGGAGCAGAGCGTAAATCGATCGATTTAGCATGCCTGTTTACGTTTTCTGACATAAGAAGACTACAAGGCGGGGTACAATATAATATCGCAATTTATGATGAGCTGTTTGATTCATCTTTTGATGAAAAGGGAATTGAGCTTATTACGCGAATTTTACAAGACAGGGTTGAAGAGCTAGATGAGTGTTCAATTGTGATATCTCATAGAAAAGAATCCGTTAAAGCCGTCACAGGAGATGTCATTTACCTAGAAAAAGAAAATGGTATAACACACCGGGTAGATTATAAGGAACTTTAAACTATATAAATAGCATGATATCACCGTCACCGTACCCACAGCCACATGTCGCTCCATTAACTCCACCCGGTGGTAGCTCTAGTTCTATACCTGGTCAAATGCCAGGCGTTCCTTTAAACAAACAAGAGGAGACGCCTCATGAAGCAAACCTTCCACGGTATGTAAATTACCTAGCAGATTACTCAGGTTGTGGTCATTGGAGAATTCTTTGGCCGGAGGCAACTATTAACGCTAGAGGTGACGGCATGTCACAATCAACAACTGCTATGGTTGCTGATCCAAGATGGTATCAAAATGTAACGGCTGTAAAGTTACAGCGACAAGCGTCTTCAGCACAAGTAGAATTCGTTAAGTACTTAAAACAAATTCAACAGGAACATGGATTTAAACTAATGTATGAAGTTGATGATGTTGTGTTTAAGGAAGTAATTCCAGATTATAATAAGTTTAAATTTGCATTTGATACGGAAGAAATTCGAGAAAATTGTATCGAAATTATTAACTTAGTTGATGAAGTAACAGTCACATGTGACTTTATGAGAAGGCTTTATCAAGAAAAAACCGATCAGAAAAATATTACAGTTATTCCAAACTTTATTCCAAATGGTTGGATGGGTCAACTTTTCAATCCTAGAGATATAGAAAGAAATTACGAGGCAAATAAAAGAAAGCCACGTATTCTATATACAGGCTCCGGAGCACACTACGATGTAGAAAATAAAACAGGCGGTAAGGACGATATGTATGAAGTGCGCGATTTTATAAGAAAGACTGTCGATAAATATCAGTGGATTTTTGTTGGGGCCTTTCCTCCACAACTTGCTGATTTAGTTGAGCAACAAAAGATTGAATTTTACCAGTGGCAAACATTATTAAAATATCCATACTTTGTTAGCAGCTTAAGAGCTCAATTAATGGTTGCGCCACTTCAAGTTAACGATTTTAATAGAGCTAAATCTGATATCAAATATATTGAAGGATGTATACTCGGTATACCATGCCTGTGTCAGGATATGGATACGTATGCTGCAGCGCCTGATAACCTCAAATTTAGTTCTGTAGAAGAGTTTGAAGATAAAATTAATCGCATCCTAAACCCGAAAAAGAAGAACAAATATTTTCAAAATGTTCATAAGCTTAGAAGAATAGGTGAACAGCGAATTCTTGAACTAGATGAAAATATTGGCGCGCATCTTGAAGCGCTAAATACACCGTACGGTAGTTCTGAAAGACGGTTCCTTAGAGAGTGGAATTAGGAACTATACTACTATAATAGTAGTAGATGTCATATCGTAATGTTGTTTACAACGGTAGAAACCGTTGTGTTAATTTATTTACCTGGGATAAAGATGGTAAGCGTGTAATGAATGAGTGCTCGTTCGAACCTTATCTCTATATTGAAAGTGCTGTAGGTGATAAGACATCTATTTACGGTACAAAAGTTAAGAAGCGTAAATTTAATACAAGCTTTGATCGATCTAGATTTGTTCGCGACTCAAACATAAAGCGAGTGTTTGAAAATATGCCTCCAGCGCAACAATTTTTACTCGATATGTATTGGCAGGAAAATGAGACTCCTGAATTTAGCACGCACCCATTAAAGACATGTTTGTTAGATATTGAGACATACTCTCCGGACTCCTTTCCGGATACAGAAGACCCTACACATGTTGTAAACGTCATAACATGCTATGATAACTTTACAGAACAGTTTCACACCTTCGGTATTAAGCCCTATAACGGTAAAGGTAGATCAGACCTGAATTATGTTTACTGTAAAGATGAGCGAGAGATGTTTATTAAATTTATTGAATATCTTGAAAACGATTATCCTGACATTTTAAGTGGTTGGAATTCAGAGTTTTTTGATATACCTTACA